CTGATATTGTCATTATTGACATTACAGACAAACCAGAGATACAAGAGGGCTGGGACTACGACGAGGAAACAAGGGATTTTACTGCACCAGTTGTACCTGAGCCAACACCAATAGAACCAACACCAACTTTAGAGGAAATGCAGGCAAAAACATTACTTAATACAGAATATCTAGTTTCAAGAAGTGAATTATTAGGAGGAATGTAGAATGTCAGTCTATGAACTATGTAAATTTTTAATTGATCGCAAACGTTATGAGCATGAGGCTATGTTAAATAAGGTGAATGTTTTTTATGCTAATAACCAATTGAAAGATGATGAATATACAGGGTTACTAACTGTAATGGATGAACAGAAAACGCAAGCAGAGGCTTAGCGTTATTTTTTATGCCTTCACAGGTAGATGTGAGGGCTTTTATATTGATTTCCGAGGTGAACTAATGGATGAACAACGTATTGGGAAGTTAGAACATGATATGAATGATGTGAAAACTCGCTTAGCCGTTGCTGAATCAAATATCAGGGAAATTAGAGAAGATATTGGTGGAATTAAAGATAATACAACTTGGATTTTAAGATTAGTTATTGGTGGACTAGTGGGAGCATTGTTGACCTATATTATAAAAGGAGGAACGATTTAATATGAAAATTAACTGGAAAATACGTCTAAAACACAAGCCATTTCTTTTTGGGACATTTTCGTTATTACTGTTATTAATTCAACAAATCGGAGCGCTTTTTGGGTATAATACAACGATTTACAATGAACAAGTAACAGATATCTTCAATACTGTGCTTGCCATGTTAGTTTTATTTGGCGTAGTGAGTGATCCAACAACGCCAGGACTAAATGATAGCGAAAGAGCGATGGAATATAACAAAAAGGATGGTGTGAAATGACATCCACAATTGAACAACGCTTAATGTCAGGACTACCTAATAAGGCTTTAACGGCAGTAAAATATGTCATTGCCCATGAATCAGGTAATATTAATAACACAGGTCCAAATGCTTTAGAAAATGAAATTGTTTATATGAACCGTAATAAAGCTAATGCTTTTACGTCTCACTGGGTAGGTGGAGGAGGACGTATCGTGCAAATTGCGCCAGTTGGCAGGTTGCAGTATGGTTGTGGTCCAAAAGGTAATCCACTTAGCTATGCCCAGGTGGAATTGGCTCGTACTTCTGATAAAGAGCAATTCAAGAAGGACTATGCTGCTTACATCTGGTTGTTGAGAGAGCTTGCAAAAGAGGCTGGAATACCTGTTGTGTTGGATGGGGCAGGTAATGGCATCAAGTCACATCGATGGATTACGGATAATTTGAAAGGCACAACACATAGAGATCCGTATTCGTATTTAGCGAGTATGGGAATCTCCGAGGCGCAATTCAAACTAGATATTTTGAATGGGTTGGAGGAAGTAAAAGGTGCGCAAATTACAGAAGCGAAAGTTATGCTTAATGATGATAAAACAATTCCTGCTGTGATTATAGATGGTAGGACGCATGTTCAAGTCCGTGAGCTAGCCGATCTTTTAGGATTAAAACTCGTTTATAACAATGAGAGCAAAACAACAAAATTGTATGAAGTAAAATAATTGTAATTTTAAAGCCCAAGTACTCATTTGAAAGTGAGTACCTGGTCCTTTGTTTATTCATCATATGGTCTATACTTTTTCCGAAGTAATTCAAGTTCTTCTTTTTTCTCTAATATCATGCTTTTTAAAAACATTTTAGGCTGCTCTTTAACGGCTATTAACTTTCCGTCTTTAACTAATTTTCCAAGACGTACTTTGGATATATCTAAAATTTCAATTGCTTCAGCTGCAGATAACAATTCTTCATTTAAAAATTCAAGTAGTTCCTCAGTTGATTTAAATTTGTACTCCATTTAACTACCTCGCTTTTATCATAAATAGAATTAGTCTTATGATGTGAATTAAAATTGTGAATCCATACAGTGTGATTAATACATAATCTAATGTTGATGGTTTTTGAAAATCAACGTATGTGAGTATTATGACTGTGCTGGCTAATATTAAAGCAACGTTTGCATAACCAAATCTTTTAAGCATTTTTTTCATACCTGTAAGTGGATGTGATATAATTTGATTGAGAAGGAGGGGCTAACCTCCTTCCAGTGCTATTTGCGACGTTTCTTCTTTGCGGGAGGGCGTCGTTTTTTCTTTGTCCCTTGCACCATGTCGTAAATGTCTTTCAAGCCTGATGTGAAAGCTTTAAAGGCTGTTGCGACTAGTGCTACTGTTGCAAGGACTTTTTCAAATTCATCCACTCTTGTTCACCTCCTTTCTATACTTTTATTATACTATATCTATTCAATAAAGTAAATAGCTTTATGTGAATTATTTTACTCTTTTGCTAAAAAATTCATAAAAAAAGCCACTCGTTTGAGTGACCTTAAATTATTT